TCAGCGAACTCACCAGCGAGCCGCTTGCGAAGTTTGAGCCAGCGCTTACTTACTGCCTGCTGACTGATGTTTCCAAAATGCTCCCGGACTTCATCGCCCGAGCATAAACCCATCTTGTAAAAGACGAGTGCTATTTCATCATCGTCAAGGGTGGGGATGGTCTTGGCTAATAGTTTTCTAATACTCATAATGTTTATTTTCCTTTGGTGTATTTCTTTTTGAGGTTCTTCTGCGAAGAGGCGGTTATGGTCGTTGGCCCAAGTTCTCTTGGCCTGTCTCTCATAACGAAGTTTGTTAATAAGAAAATGACCGAAGGCTTTATGCTTGTAGGTATTCACTCTCACCAGAGTATCTAGTTTTTCTAGTTTGTCTCTGTTCTCCAACATCAATAGCTCAAACTCTTGCGTCAAGTCTTTGATACTGGACCTCGTTTCTCTTACGACGGCATACAAGAGGTTCGTTCCAAGTGTGTTATTTTTACAATAATACTTTACGATGTCTCCCGTCCCGGGACTGAACCCTCTTCTCTCTCTGCTAGTTTTCTCTTGCTCTAGTAGTTTCATAGTTTCTTCCTTCCTTTTGTGGGCTCGCTGTCGCTTGCCTCTGTAGTAAGTAGTTACCAGTTTCATAAAACACCAAAAAAAGTTCTTTTATTTTCCCTGGGTTTAGTATAAGACTGATGAATAGTAGGTATAACATTTACTTCCTTATTAGTATTTTACTACCAACCTGATGAATAGTCAAGTCTTTTTATTTTCTTTTTCTTTTTGGTTGTGGTGACCTGAAAACAAGTGTCTATCCTTATTACTATTGGGTAAGAAAGAAACATCCAACAATAAATACCTGGGAGGTAATGTGAAAATAAATAAGAAAACATCTGAGACTGAGACAATAAACAAAAATAAGAACGCTGAAAAGAAAGTTTATTATAGACTGAGACAAGACATCTATGAAGTAATGAGAGAGGACATAAGACGACGGAAAGGACGGTAGGTATTATCTTGTTGGTAGTATTCTCTATCGTCGCTTCGCTCCTCTTGTAAGAGATGTATTCTGACGGTAAGTATTATTAACTCAACAAGAAAAAAACCAACAATAAAAGTTCTTTTGAGTTTAGAAAGAACTACTTACTAATAGAGAGGTTAAGAAATGACAGTTAAAAATAACAGATGTAAAACTTGTGGTGATGAGTTTATGTATGAATACACCGGTGGTAGAGAGAGACATTACTGCTCTCATTATTGTAAGAAGTTTTCTAAACTAAAATACAAACGAGAGTGGTATTCAGTTAATACAGACAGGGTGAGAGAGTATAATAAAAACTACTATCTCAGTAACAAAAAAGATATTACTGACGCTGTGATACAATACTCAGGCTGTCAAAATACAGAGGACGAAGAGATAGTGTGTCATCATTGTGGTTCAGTAGTCTATTTAGATAGATAATGACAAAGCATTTTATTGATAGGAATAAAACTTTATGGAAACAAATGGTCTCAGCTCCACTAAATATTCATTACACACTAATGACGGTCGCATCGTTGTTGCTCTCAGTGATATTATTTTTCATTATGGCCTTGGCCACGGGCTTTATTACGACGCTAGTGGCCCTGAATATTTTGACTACATTTGTATGATGAACGAAGCAGAAAAGTTTATGGTTCGTATTGCCGATGAGGTGTATGAATAAAGTTTCAGAAAGTCCTTGACTTCTTAGTCAAAAGATACTATAATACTTATAGAGGGTTGAGGCCTCCTTCTCTTTTTTCTCATTTTATTTGAGAAGTTGAGGCCTCCCCTCACCGTTTAGACACCCTCCTTGGCTGGCATCGTTTCCTTCTTTTGCGACCAGCCAAGGGGGGTGTTTTTTATTTATGACCCTGTTGTTTTAGGAAGGTGTAAGCCTCATACGCAGTCTTAAACTTTCGCTTTGCTGGGGTAGTGGGTCGACCAACATTGACTTTGTAACCGACTTCCCTTTGCGCTGCTTTATGACTGAGTATCTCTTGGTTTTTCTTTTCCATCTCAGCCTTGTAAGCACGACCTTTGAGTGTGAAGTAGGCATCCTCAATAGTCATATTCTTTTCAGAAATAAGTTTAGAAATATCTTCCTTCATCTCAACGATGTCGGGGTGTTCTTTCTGAAAAGACTTTACTTGGTCTAGCCTGGTGTCTTTGGCTAGTTGCTTCCGTGCTGGTTCCAGTAGGGCATTGACCTGCTCGGCAGCCTTGGCGTTGATGTATCTCTTTAGACCTTCTGGGTCATAAAGGTCTATGTTTTCAGGGAGGTCCATAGCACTTCGTAGGTCCTCTTCTGTTCTGCGTGAAAGTAAAACTTTTTCTCTGGCTTCCAACTCTTTCCTCTTCTCAGAAATAGAAGTGGTCTTGCGTCGGTAGTCATTGCGTAGGTTAGACACTAGTTTCTTTGCGTCGTCAGGTAGGCCCTCAATAATAGTCTGATAGTTCAGACCCTTGTGGTTCTCGGTTGTTCCCAAGTGAGCATCAAGCAAGTCGTCTAACGATAGTTCTGCGCTCCTCTGTGGGGTCTCTCGTGCGTCCTGTGGCGTTGTGGGTGTATTGCCCTGGCTCGCCTCCACGGATGCGTCAGTCGGCTTATGAGAGGCTTGGTCTTCGACTGCCTCTGGTTTGTCGGTATTCATTATGTTTATTAACTCCTTATGTTATAGCATATCTAGTATGTCTTGTTCTTCACCAACGACGGCTGCGTCGTCCATGATGGTTTCTTCTTCCTGGGAAACGGGCTCCTCTTCGGCAACCACTTCATCCTCAATAGCGATGGTCGGCTCTTCGCTTCGTAAGTATTTGCGGAACTCTTTCGAAGCAATGAGTTTAGATAGTAACGCTGTTGCGAGAGCTAACGAACTATCATCAACCAGGGAACTTATCTCAAACATTTCATAGGCATCAGCCTCTTCCGGCATTGCTATGGCAAAGTCATCGTAAGAACGCATAGCAGTCACAAGCCCACGCACCAACGGCTCAGGCAACTCACCACTTACATCCTCATACTCTTCTGCTACCACGCCTTCATAGTCGGCTGCTTCCATCATCTTTACAATGGCCCGGGCAAGAGCGTTCAGTCTCTTCGCTGAATACTTCCCGGAGGGTGTGAAGCCTAAGATGCTTTCATCCACTACTGCTTCGGTCTCTCTCAATACAGGTTCCAAGCCAGCCATGGCTGCTTCGGCTCGTCCCTCTGGTGTTGTCTCCAACATCCCTGTCTCTTCACTTGTAATAGGCATCTTATTTCTCCTTCGGCTTTACGCCATATTTGGTTGGGTCTTGGCGCACGGCTCCACTTGGGACTTGCTCACTCCAAAACTGTTCGGTTCTCTTTACTCTATCTACTGTGTCTGAACCCTGTTTATCAAGGCCAAACTTTTTCATGTTATCAAAAAACTTGTCGGCATCTTTATCAAGTTGCTCGTTCTGTTTCATCTGTTGGTCTTTCGCATCCTCTACCCAGTGCTTCGGTAAGTCCTGCTCCCTCACTAAGCCACGCCGTTGTAGTATCTCATCACGGTGACGCTCACCATACACGACTTGGTTGAGTGCTTTGTCGTGCTGTCCTGCCCCACTTAGCCCACGCTGCCAGTCGCTGAGGTTGGACTTTAATAACGAGGGCCGCGACACAATAGGACGGAACTCCTCCTCGGTCTCAGGGTCATACAACATCCTCGGCTTCTCTTCGTATCGGCCGACCCACTCATAGATACGGCCAGTCTCAATACCACGAAACTCATAGATGGGCATTATCCTTTCACCAACCCTTCATCAATAGTCATTTGACCTTGACCTCTTATCTCGGCAGCTAGTTTGCCCCCGCCTGGTGGGAGGGCTGGCTCCTGTATCTGCGACGGCTCAGTCATAGCAGATGCCCCTGGGCCTAACGCAGGGGCCTGTGCCTGGGCCATCTCCATAGCGTTCTTAGCATCGGCTAGGAACTCGGGCGGTAGTGAAAAGGTTTCCACAAGATAGTCCAAGATGGTCTGTGGTGGAACACCTAAACCTTGTAGTGTGGGGAGTAGTTGCATTATCGCCCCGCGCTTGATGGCTCCTGCGATAGGGGTAGAAGCTTGGTCCGCAAAAGCATACTTAAACTTTCCACTCAACTTCTCTGCGGTAATAACAATAGCTTCGTGCTCAATAAGCACAGTCTCTTTGACTTCCTTTTCAGCAGTCATAACAAGGTGTAAGAGTAATGACTGGTATATCTCTGCGACTAGCTCAATACTCCTATGGTAGAAGCGAGCCACTCTTCCTATCTCGTTAGCTGAATACTGGGTAAGAGCAGACACCTCAGTAGCAGAAGCATTAGTAGCAATACCCCTGGTGAAAGGCGCAAGCACCGAACCTCTGTCTAGGTCAGCCCTTACTTCTGCTTTGTATATTTGATAGTCAGGTGAAAATGTATTGACTGCTAGAGGCACAATACAGTTACGAGCATCCACATCAGGGGGGACATCAAGTTCCACAATGGACTGGTCCCTATTCTCTGCGAGTATTGCTTTGCCTTCTTCATCAATGGCTCCCTTCTTAGTCACATAGATACGCGCGTCTCTACGCAGGCCATTGGCCCACACAGTTCTTAGGTTATTTATTTCCCATAGCTGGTCATAGACCCGACCTAGTGTGCTGTATCCTCTCAACGGAGTATCAGGCGCATAGGACAAATAGAGCGGAGCAAGTGGAGGACAAGGACTATTGTCTGCCTTACGGAAAGGAATAGGACTTACTCGCTCTAAGGTTTTGTCTGCTCTCTTAAGAGAGGGCGAATAGAAAATAAGCTCATCTTCCATAAGGTCATAGAACTCAAATATTTCCACATAAGACAGGAGGTTGCTACCATCCAATGCGGCTGCTGTGCTTGACCCTTCTTTGGTTGAGCCATAGCTATCAACATTTTCCAGGTATTCTTCTTTTACGATGGTGTCAAACTTAACACCTTTGTATCTCTTCTTGGCTTCGTGGTATGGTAAGTAATAACGATGTGCTACATACCTGGACCTATCCCAGGTATCAGCATCAAAGTCGACGACCACATCCCAGGGATGAATAGGCCGAACCTCAATACCATCCATAACGCTGTCGGCTTCTTTTAGTCCCAGCTTAAAGAAGGAGTAAGGATAAATGAAACTGTATCGTAAGCCTTTCTCAAACTCCTCAATGCGGTCATACATAAAGCGGTTAACAATAGCACCCATCATATCTGGGTCGCCTTTACCTTTGATGTCTGCTCCACAAGAAACGGCAGGTGCCTTAGCATAGATGCTAGCAACAAGTCCTTCGATGTAAGCATAGGCATCAGCCGTATTGATAGTAATGTTTTGACCGGTGTGGTAAGCATCGTTCATATCAGCGAACATAGTTCCCAGATAGGCCCGTGTGTATTGTCTCATCCTTTCTCTATGGACCTGCCAATACTCTTTGTGCTGGTAAATGAGCCACTCTATCTCACTGTTATTCATGGTTTAGTCCTCCTAGACATATCTTCTTCTGCGTATTCTATTCTGGCTTCTGCTATTTCTAAATATTCTTCCTCTCTCTCAATACCAATAAAGTCTCTCCCTTCATACATAGCAGCCATACCTGTTGAGCCTGAACCTGTGAAGGGGTCAAGCACCGTCTCATTAGGGGGACAATACATCTTTATCAAATACCTCATCAAGGCTATTGGTTTGACCGTGGGGTGGATGTTCTTTGCTACGGGAGCGTTGGTCCCTGTGTTCTCTTTGCGCTTCTCTACGCTCGTCTTACGGCCCAACCCACCAGCGTTTAGTTGGGAGGTCTTCGTCTCCAACCCATTGCATCCAAGGTTGCGTTCTTTCTTGCCGACCTTGGCGTGGTAAAAGAAACGACTGGCTCCTCCAAGTTTATCCTTTGGTGTGGATGCCTTGCCCTCTACCATAGAGTAGTCGTTGTAGATGGCGTTTGGCTTAGAGGCACTCGGTTCTTTACCGGTCGTTCCGTGTATCTGCCCCGTCTTCGGTGCCTGTTTGTCCAGTATCTTTACAGCGCAGTCATCAACACACTTAAAGAAACGGCTGGCTCCACCCTTGTCGCCATAAGTGTTGTCTTCTCGGTAGTCGCTTTGGACTGGTGTGTAGCCTTCTCTGTTTTCAGTCTTCTTGTTATATTTGCTTCCTCGCTTGGACGACTTTGTTGTTCCACTCTGCCCGTCCAGTATCTTTGTCGGGCAGCCATCAACACACTCATAAACCTCTCTAACGGTAGTTGCTTTCTTATGCTTGTAGTTCTTATCCATAAACAGCATCGATGAAGGTTTTTCGAAAAAGCCTTTATCTTTATCATTGGCAGCAAATGTATCTTCTGTCTCTCCAACCTTTACGCAGCCGTCGCTATGGGATAAGATAACATTAGCAGGGAACCTACCTATGTTTGTTGTGTTCGCACCCTTGACTGACTTACCTGTTCTTTGTCCGTGCGGGTTGTTCTCCACCCACTTATTACCAACACCATTTACGGTGATAGCCTCACTGCCTACCCTACAACCGTCAATGTTGATGGCCCCAACACCGTGCTTTAAAACATTTTTAGCCACGGTTAGCTTCTTTTCCAAAGGCTTACGAGCAATAATGATGGGCTCGTATCCTGGTTTGAGGTCCTCTCCTCCACCAACACACTTAAAGAAACGGCTGGCTCCTCCAAGTCCATCGTAAAGTCCGTTGTCTTCGCCCTCTTTGTTGCCTCCGTTGGTCCAACTAATACCTGAACCTCCGCTTGTATCTTTCTTTCTTTTGGCTTTAAAGAGTGAGCCCACCTTTGGTGCCTGCTCGTCCAGTATCTTTGTCGGGCAGTCATCATCACACTCATAAACTTTTGTGACGGTTCTCATCTTTGTGCTTTGATAGTCTGGGCACTCCTTCTCACCAAAGCCAGACCACTCTTCCAGTTTGTTTATTACATAAGCATCTTCTCTTGTTCCTACCTCAACACAGTCAGGGTGGTGTGAGAGCATTACATTAGCAGGGAACCTACCTATGTTTTGTAGTTTTTCTTTTGCTTCCTTGTAAGTCACGGAGTTCTCATCGTGGTTTAGACTATGAAGTTTCTGTATTTGTCTTGGCTTAACATCGGAGAAGTCTTCACCCGGGGCACTTACCCTACATCCATCTATGTTGATGGCTCCAACGCCGTGCTTTAAAACATTTTTAGCCACGGTTAGTTTCTTCTCTATTGGTTTGCGAGCAATAATGATGGGCTCGTATGCTGGTTTGAGGGCTGTGCCGTAGCCTTCCCACTCGCTATTGCCCTTGGTTATGTCTGGTTTTGTGTCTGTCCCAGTATAAGCGTCCGGGTTAGTAAAGGAGTGGATGTTGGTATGCTGACCTTTGCCTACTACTTCTCTTTTTTTCCCCAACAACTTATCCACAGCCTTTCCTACATTGTGAGACTTAGGAAACCCCTGAGCGTAAAGCCACATCATACAGTCTCTTATCTCAAAGCCCGCGTCTTCCATCGCAACCATTACTCTATGATGCTGACGGCTATGACCGAAGGCCACACAATAGGCTCCTGGTTTCAGTTTCGTTAAGACCTTCTCCCAGAACCTATCGTCTCCTGCTGGGCTGTTCTCGGTGTCCCACTTCTTTCCCATAAAGTTTATGAGGTAAGGGGGGTCAGTGATACAGGACCCAATACTATTATCTTCCATTTTGTCTAACGCGTCCATACAGTCAGCGTGAATAAGTTTAAACATTATATCTTTATCTCCGGTATTTCATGTTTCTTAGAGGATGGGTAGTCGTAATGACCTTGCTGTTATTAGCTACCGTCCTCTCTATCCATTTATCATAGTGGGCTTTCGGCAAAGCAATATCTTTTAGATACCACAACCCAATAGCCAAAGCAATACACCGGTCATCATGGAAACCATTAGGATGAACTGGTGCTAAGCCTTTGTCGTGTCTGACTAGTCCCCTTAGTTCAGTAAGGGTTTTGTCATCTAGGTAGTTTATAAAACCTTCATCTAACATATTGCGTAGGTTTTCATAGATGGCTATTTTACTTTTAGAAGTGGTAGTGAAGGGCCGATAGCTAGTCCAACTATTAGCGTCCATCACTTCTTTAAAAGCGTGCCCGTGGTTATTTACCTCAAAACATATCATAGCACGATACTTCTTAGC